AAATTGGGAGCAGATAAATGGCACAACTGAAATTCGGAAGCGCAGGCGTAACGGCAAGAGAGATCGACATCTCGGGTCCAACAACGCAACAGCCTGTTGGTGTACCTGCAGGAATCATCGGAACCTCTCAGAAGGGTCCTGCGTTCGTCCCGATCACAGTCGGCAACCTCTCTGACTGGTACTCAAAGTTCGGAGAGACAGACGGCAAGAAGTTCGGTCCTCTCGCAGTCGTTGAGTGGCTGAGAAACGCTCAGGCTGTGACTTACCTTCGCCTCCTCGGCGTTGGAGACGGAAGAAAGAGGAGCACAACGACTGGCAAGGTGACTTCGGCCGGCTTCTTCGTCGGTGACGAGCTTCCAAATTCGTCGGGAATACTCGACGACAACACGTACGCAAACAGCGAAGGTGAGCTCGGTCGTCTCTACTTCATCGGTTGTTTCATGTCGGAGTCAGTCGGCTCGACCTTCTTCAGCGAGGCAGGTCTTCAGGGCGCCGGATCCGTCACCCCGGGCGTCACATCTGCACTTCCAATCGTCAGAGGCGTCGTCATGGCTCCCTCTGGAGTCATTCTCACACTCTCGTCCTCGCTCGTTGATTCAGCCCCTCCTTCGGCGACAGCCGTTGGAAAGGCTGCTCTTGCGAAGGGCGGAACGATCGGAAGCGTCGTCCTCAAGTCTGCTACAGGCGCAGCCTCGCCGAAGCAGGAGTTCGTCATGCTCCTCAACGGTCACAAGGGCACAGACGAGAACTACCCCAACGTCATAACGGCATCCTTCGATCCCACGTCGGACAGCTACATCTCGAAGGTTCTCAACACAGACCCACACAAGATCCAGACCGCAGGACACTATCTCTACGCCACATGGGACATCCATCCGTCGCTCGCAGTTGTCACTGGCACAGCCTTGGTGAACACGGCGCTCGGCGCCGACGTTGATCCCAAGTTCAGCGAACCCAGTGCATTCCTCATGTCATCTTCGCTCTCGAGGACGGCAGGCGGCAGCGCCACAGTTCCTGATTACGAGTCATTCGAGGACAGATTCTCCCACGCGGCGTCGCCCTGGATCGTCTCACAGAAGTTCGGTGGTAAGCCGCAGGACCTCTTCAGGCTCCACGCTCTCGACGACGGCAGCGGTATCTCGAACCTCTTCAAGGTGTCGATCGAGAACCTCACAGTTTCCAATGATCCGCTCAACAAGTACGGATCGTTCGACGTCATCCTTCGCTACTGGACAGACAGGGACACAGACAGAAAGGAGATTCCAAAGGAGATATTCCGCGGAGTCAACCTCGATCCCTCGTCCGATAGGTACATCGCAAAGGTGATAGGTGACGTCTATTCCTACTTCGACTTCGACAGAGAAGAATCTGAGCAGAAGCTCGTCGTGGAGGGTAACTACGAGAACCGCTCCAATTACGTCCGCGTTGAAGTCCACGTCGACGTCGAGAACGGATTCGTCGATCCCGTGGCGATGCCAATGGGCTTCAGGGGAATCGATCACCTCGTCACCTCGGGTTCGGCTCCCATGGCTCCTCTCGGTGGCGCAGAGCTCTCTGCGATGGCCGTCGCTGACGTCATGAAGAGGCCCGTCACTCCTCCGCTTCCCTTCCGCAGGAAGATCACGCAGTCTGATGAGTGGACATCCACTGAGCAGGTCAACTCCCGCTTCTACTGGGGCGTGCAGTTTGAACACCCCGTCAACCTCGCCAAGAAGAACGCCGGCATCGTTCAGAACGACTCACTCAAGTCGTTCGCCAAGTACTTCCCCAAGTTCGCTGTGACAAATGCCAACTTCGTCACGGGAAGCAACAGCGGCCAACCAGACACGGCTGCGTGGGGTATCATCGACTCAGACAGGTTCTGCAACAACTTCTTCTCACTCGAGAATATTCAGGTCGTCACAGGCTCGAGCACTCTCGCTGATCCGAACAAGTGGGTCTACGCTGTCTACTCACGTAACGGTGCAACAGTCAACACAGCTGAGATCGCTTCGAGATCACCTGGTGACGAGAGCAAGGTGAGATTCTTCAAGGTGGAGGACATCAACTCCAACAAGCAGTTCGCCAAGTTCACGTTCTTCCTCCAGGGCGGATTCGACGGAGTCAACATCTTCGACAAGGACGAGTCTGAGATCAACAACAACGCAGTATCGGCCGACATGGACGCTGCCGCCAACCGCGGTCTCGAGGACGGCCCCAACGTCAGAACCTACCTCAAGGCCCTCGACGTGATGAAGAACACCACAAACGTTGACATCCAGCTCCTCGCCATCCCAGGCATCCGTGAGCCGATCGTCACAGACGCTGCCACGCTTGCCGTGGAAGAGAGATTCGACGCTCTCTATATCATGGACATCGAACAGCAGGATGAGAAGGGCCTTGAAGTGAAGCTCGACACACAGCTTCCTTCGGTCACAAACTCTGTCACACAGTTCGTCAACCGCTCGGTCGACTCCTCGTTCGCCGCAGCTTACTTCCCAGACGTTCTCTACCGCGATCCAAAGGGAGTCAACCTCAACGTTCCTCCCTCAGTCGTGGTCCTCGGCGCCCTCTCGCTCAACGACAGAGTCGGTCACCCGTGGTTCGCTCCTGCAGGCTTCACACGCGGAGCTCTCCCAGAGGCAGCTCTCGAGCCACGCGTCAGACTCTCGCAGAACGACATGGACATCCTCTATGACAGGTCGATCAATCCGATCGTTGCATTCCCGGGCGCGGTCCGCAGCGGAACAAACCCACGCGGTGGCATCGTGGTCTGGGGTCAGAAGACCCTGCAGGTCGCGGCCTCGGCTCTCGACAGAGTCAACGTCCGCCGCCTCCTCATCGACATCCGTCGTCAGGTCCGCGAGATCGCACAGACGATTCTCTTCGAACCAAACCGCGAGGCGACACTCGCCCGCTTCTCAGCGGCCGTCACCCCGCGCCTCCAGAGAATCCAGGCACTCAGCGGTCTCGAGAGATTCAAGGTCGTCATCGACTCCTCGACGACGACACAGGACGACATCGAGAACAACACGATTCGCGGAAAGATCTTCGTACAGCCCACGAAGTCCATCGAATTCGTCTCGCTAGACTTCGTCGTCGCCAACAACCTTCAGCAGGTTCAGTGAGGTAGATCATGAAGTTGACACGTAAGCTCATAAGCGAGATGGTCAAGGACGAGTTTTACAGCAAGCTCCTCTCAGAGGCTTCCGGCGGCGGTCTCTACAGCGTTCCCATGGCAGACCTCCTCGAGTTCTGCAAGGAGTACACTTCCCTCGGCACGTCAATTCAGCAGCAGATCCACGAGCTTCTCGAGGATCCAACTGCGATGGTCAATCCTGCTGCCGTCAAAATGGTGCAGGCGAAACTCGGCGGAGTCAACGCCGAGCTGGACGAGTTGTTGTCGAAGTGGTATACTAACAACGCTTAAAACGCGAGAATATTATGAGAATAACACGACAACAGTTAACCGACCTCATTAACGAAGAGATTTCTTCGGCCCTCCTGGAGCGTCAGAACAGACGCCTCGTCGAGGACAGGATGGATCCGATGGACACTGAGGAAGAGGGACCCATGTCCGTCGACGACCTCATGGACTTCGCTCGGGCATACGCCGCTCTTTCCCGTGAAGACAGGAAGAATCTCGACATGATCCTCGACGGACGGGGAGAGAGCGTAACAGTAGAGGAAGTGGAAGACCTTCAGGCCGCACTCAGCCACTTCCACGCGGGACTTGCTGATTACCTCAATGACGCCCATGAACAGGCTCAGACGCATACAGACGAGGACGAAGACGACGGCACTTTTGCCGCCGCAGTCCGAATGAACCGCTGATTTCATCAACAATTTTTTGACAAACAGAATACTTAGACAAGGATAACAGGAGAACACCATGGCCGCAGAGACACTTGACGTCACATCAATGATTCCAGCGAAGTTCGAGCCGAAGCGCAAGAATCGTTGGGTGCTTATGATCGAGGGCATCGACGCCTACATCATCAAGACGACGGCACGTCCGACGATCACAACGGAAGAGGTTGAAGTTCCCTTCATCAACTCCCGCAGGTACCTCGCCGGCAAGACGACCTTCGGCACGATGGCCGTCACCCTCCACGATCCCATCGCTCCTTCCGGTGCGCAGCAGGTGATGGAGTGGGTCCGCACCCACTTCGAGTCGGTTTCTGGTCGCAGCGGTTACGCCGACTTCTACAAGCGCGACATCCAGTTGAAACTCCTCGATCCTGTCGGCACCGTGGTGGAACTCTGGGACATCAAGGGTGCATTCATCACCGAGGCGAACTTCGGTGAGGTGACGTACGAGGACGGTGGACCCACCGAGATTTCGCTCACGCTCCGCTTCGACAACTGCGTGCTTCAGTTCTGATCGGTTGTCCAAATAGAAAAAGGACCGGGGAAAAACCTCGGTCCTTTTTTGTTTCAATTGTCTCGCGTCACAGACCGTATCGAGACTTCGTCGCGTTGTAGTTGGTCGACACGTCTGCTGCCGTGAGACCCTTCGTGTAGAAGTAACATGCGCCAATCTTACCGTCGAGGTAAGCCGAAGAAACTCCGTCGCCAATGTAACCGAGATACAGCGGATTTGACTCACTGTAAGTGTCTGCTCCGTGGGCCGTGGAGATGTACTCCGTCTCGTTTATGTACACCTTTGTTGTATTTGCTGTGGAAGTTATTCGAGAGATGAAGGTGAAGAGGTACCATGTATTCGTCGTTATCGTCGCTGTAGAGTTGGTTACCTTTTGTAAAGACGCTCCGTTTGTTACACACCTGACGACACCTCCGTTCGAGAAAAGACCGCCCCAGTATCCATCGAAGTTGTAGTTACTTGACAGTTTCCCGAAGACGGGAAGCTGGATGTTTAAGGCAGGAAGAGTGTCAAACTTTACCCATACTTGTATCGATCGCTGGGTCGATGTGTTAAGGCTCAGGTTTGCCACGTGAGCGATACTGATGCTGTCGTTAGTCCCATCGAAGTCGAAGAGTCCACCATCTGTCGCTGACCATGTGGCCCCGCTTATCGTGCCGTTGTTGCTGTTGCCGCTGGTGTCTAACCAGTTTCCCGACCCTCCGTAAGTAGAGGCATCGAGCTTCACGAAGAGGCTATCGGAAATTATTTCGCCGCTGCCTCCACCCCCTCCGCCTCCGCCTCCTTGTGCTGGTGGACTGTAGAAGCCTGAATTGAATCCGTCACCACCGAGGTCGTTCGAGAAACCAGATCCAAATCCGCTCGATCCCATATCACGCAACCTTGAACTTGACGCTCATTACGAGCACCTTGTTTGTGAATTTTTCAGTTGGTGCTCTGGTCCCTCCCAGCTCCACGGGAAATCCTGAAGTTTGAACGTTCGACTGAGACGACCACCAGTTAGTTGGTATGACAGTGACGACTGGCTCACCGTTCAACATCGCAGTCCTGTTCGTAGTGACCGTCTTCATCGTTCTGAAGAATATTGTTCCGATGCCTATGATGAAGTAAGTACCGGCTGCTATCGTGGTCGCACTGTTGCAAGCCTGCTCAACGAATCCACCCGGAGTGCTCGAAAGGGTGTTCGTTCCAACGAGAGATTTCTCTCCACCGAATCCTCCGATCGTGCTGTTGTTGGACCCAGAGACGTATCTAATCGGCTTGGGAGATGCAGTTTGCGTGGAGAATGTGTTGACTCCGAGCCTGTTGACTCCGTCAGCATCGATGGTTATTGTCTTGTGTGCGTAGTACAGCTGCCACGTCAGTCCGTTAGAACCAGTGACGTCCGTAGTTGTCACACCCGACTGAGAAGTCCATGCGTCGAAATAAGTGTTGTCTGTCCATGCCACTTCTGTTCCTAGAACAGGAGCACCATCTGCGCCACCACCAGAGCTACCAGTAACAATCGGTCGTCCAAAACCCGCTCCAAATCCATCACTGCCCAGGTTGAAAGAAAATCCGTTCCCAAACCCGCTGGATGTACTCATTTTT